GAATCTGGACCACCGGGTCTATGACCGCAGCAACGTACTGACCGCGGCCACCGTGACGATCAGCGTCACCCGCCCGGACGGAACCAGCTTCAGCGCGCCAGCCATCACCACCCCATCGGTCGGCTACTACCAGGCAGACACGTTCGTCCCGGACGCCGCCGGCCTCTGGACGTTCACCTGGACAACGTCCGGCGCGGTCACGTCCGTGACCCACGGCTCTTTCACCGTGTCCGCGCCTGCGGACACGGTGCCTCTCGGCGGTCCGTACGCCACCCTGGAGCAGCTGAAGACCCAGATGGGCATCCCGGACAGCAACACCAGCCGGGATGCGGACCTGTCCAGGCGGCTACTCTCGGCCAGCGCGGACATCAATTCCTGGACACACCGCCAGTTCGGACGGGCCGAGGTGGCTACGGTGCGCAAGTTCAGAGTGGGTCGGACGGGCGTGGACACGCACGACTTCTGGACGGATGAGGACCTGGCCATCACCCCGTATCTCGGGACATCGCCCGGGACAGCATGGGACGTGTCCACCCTCGAACTGTCGCCGCTGGACGGCATCGTCAACCAGGTCCCCGGATGGCCATACAACCGCATTGAGCTGGCCGGGCTGGGCTCGCATCCGCTCTGGGCGTCCAGCAGTTGGGGCGGCTACACGTTGTGGATCGCCGCTAAGTGGGGTTGGGCCGCCGTGCCCTCGAACGTGGTCACGTCCTGCCTGATGCTTGCCGTTGCCGACGACAAGGCCAAGGACGCGCCGTTCGGGGTGGCCGGGTTCGGGGACTTCGCAGTCCGTATCCGGGCCAACCCGATGGTGGAGGAGAAGCTGAAGGACTACGTCCTGGACGGCAATCTTCAGGTGGCGTCATGAACCTCACCCGGGAGCAGTTCGAGAAAGACCGGGAGCGGTACGTGGCTGAGCGCCAGAGACTGCTGGATACGGGCCTGGCCGAGAGTCACCCGCTGGTGGAGCGGCAGCAGCGCCGGATAGAGACGGTCGATCGGGTCCTGTCCGATCCGGCATACGGGCTGGTGAAGGAATGAACCGTCGGCACCTGATCCGTGTCCTGGACGTGTCCGCCTGGATTCTGCTCTGGCTGATCCTGTCCGTGGCCGTGATCTCCGTCGGCGCCGGACTCTACCTGGAGTTGGCCAAGTGAGCGCGCCAGCCAGTTACGACCTGAACGAGGTCTTCGATGCGATCCGGGATCTGCTGAACGGCCTGGCCACCGGGGATGAAGTAGGCGGGCAGGGCGTGACGCTGACCGCCTACTCCGAGGTGGTGGGCAACGTGCAGGTCCCGGCCGCGATCCTGGAGCTGGATGACATCGCCTGGGACAAGGCGATGGGCGCCGGCATGGATGACTTCACGATCATGCTGACGATCCTTGTTCAGGATGCGGACAGCGTCACCGCCCAGCGCGCGCTCCGCTCCTTCCTGTCCCGGGCGCCCGGATCGGGATTCCAGCGGATCAAGGCGACGCTGGAATCCGGAACGAACACCACCCTGGGTGGACTGGTGTCGTACGTGCACCTCGGCTCGGCCCGCCAGATGGGCAAGATCACGTACGATTCGGTTGATTACATGGGCGTCGCCCTGCCCCTGGAAGTGGTGAGCTGAGTGACCTTCGTTCATGGGTCGTCCACGATTGTCCTGGCCAACGAGAAGGCCGTGTCCAGCGAGGTGTCCGGCTGGACGGCCACGCACGCACGCGCAGTGTCCGAGGTGACCACGGTCGGCCAGACCGCCGGGTCCGCCGGGGCCCGGTTCATCCCCGGCCTGATGTCCGGCACCATCGCGGTCCGCGGTCCGCAGGACAACGACGAGACCGCCGGCCTGACCAAGGAGATCACTGACGCCATCGGCGTGGACAACGTCCTGTTGCTGACCTGTCTTCCGGACGGTACGGCCATCGGCAAGCCTGCGTTCTTTGCCGTGGGTGACCCCACGGACTGGAACATCGATGCCGCGGTGGCCGATGCGGTGGGCTACACCCTGTCGGCCCAGGCGGACGAGTCGGTGGAGATGGGCTATGTGATCCACGCCCTGGGCGCCGAGACGGCGGACGGCAACGGCACGGCCGTGGACCGCGGCGCCAGCCCGATCACGCCCACCACCCACGGCGCCGTGGTGGCCATGCACGTCACGGCCTACTCCGGCCTCACCTCGGCCGCCATCAAGGTCCAGCACTCCACCGACAACTCCGTCTGGGCGGATCTGGTGGCGTTCACCTCGGTAACCGCCATCGGCTGGGAACGCAAGTCCGTGGCGGACGGGACCACCGTCAACCGCTATCTCCGAGTGGTCACGGACGTGACCGGTACCGGCTCGGTCACCTTCCTGGTGTCCGCGGCTCCACGCTAGGAAGGATCACCACCTCATGTCTTTCGTTCACGGCAAGGATGCAGTCTTCTCCCTTGATGACTCGGGCGGAACGCTGCGTGCCATCAAGATCTACCTGAACTCGATCACCGGCCTGCCCGGTGCGCGGGCCCTGTCCGAGGTGACCGCGTTCGGCGACGCCGGCACCAAGAGCATCCCCGGCCTGGCCAACGTGCCGTTCTCCATCGGTGGCCACTATGACGCCACCGCCTCCACCGGGGTAGCCACCGTGCTGAACGGGCTGCGGACCGCCACGTCCACCGCCACATTCGAGTACGGCCCCGCGGGCGGCTCCACCGGCGCACTGAAGATCACCGGCGAGTGCTGGATGACCGAACTAACCTATGACGCGTCCGTCTCCGACCGGGTGCCGGTGGCGGCCAGCTTCCAGGTGGACGGCATCCCGACGCTGACCACCTACGCGTAACCGGTGGTCCTGGAGGTCAGCATCCAGGGAGCGGCCACCTTCCAGCGGGTGGCCGCCCAGATGCGTGCCGAGGGCCGCAAGGATCTGTCCCGACAGATGGGCGTGGCGTTGTCCCGGGCGGTCGAGCCGATCAAGGTCAGCATCGCTCGGGAGGCGGACAGAGTGATGCCGTCCGGCTACCGGGACCTGCTGACCGGGAGTCTGCGGCACCGACTTTCCCGGCGTAACGGCGGCCAGCAGGCGCGCGTCATCCTGGCCACGTACGCGGACGGCAAGAAGGAGCGCCGGGACGTCGGGTCCCTGAACAAGGGTGCGCTGCGGCACCCGCTCTGGGGCCGCAAGAAGGTCTGGTACGTCACGGCCATCACCCCGGGCTTCCATGATCGGGGTGTGGAGGATGCGGCGGAGGAGGCATCCGAAGCGCTGGCCGCGGTGGTGGACGATTTCGCCGCTAGGCTGATCAAGTAACGAGCGAGGGAGCGAGACATGGAGCTGGCCAGGGCGCTACCGCCGGTGGAGTTCAGATTCACGGACCCGGAGGATGTGGCCAAGTACGGGGACCGCTGGTATCGGTTCGCCGAGGGCGACGTGATCCGCAGGCGTGCGCGGGATCTGATCGAGCTGGAGGAACAGCTCGGCATGACCATGATCGACACCCTCAACGGGATGCGGATGCGGACCACCCTGGGCGAGCTGGCCGTGGCCTGGCTCGGTGTCCGTGAGGTGGATGAGGATCTGGCGGGGGAGTTCGACGAGTTCAATCCGCTGACCATGCTGATCACCTGGCGCCCTTGGCAGGCGCCGGTGGATGAGGGAAAAGACGAACCGGCCGAGGACACGCAGCCGCCGCCGGCCGATACGACCCCCGCACCCGCGGGCCCGTCCGACCCCGAGATCTCGGCCCCGACGGATACGGTCAGTTTGCCCGTCTTGCCAGTGGTGGAATAGCCGTGCTGGCCGATGCGTGGGCGCCCATGTTCGCGGTGAGCATGGGCATCCCGCGCGGCCAGATGCTCGACATGAGTGTGCCCGAGATGGTGGAACACATCGACTGGTGGGCCGAGACGAACAGGAGATCCGGGGATGGCTGAAAAGAAGGAGCTGACCCTTGATCTCCTGGCTCGCAACAAGATGGGCGCGGGGACCGCGGGTGCGGCCAGGGACATCGACAGGGTCACTGGCGCGGCGGATGCGGCCAGCAAGAGCACGGACAAGATGGGCAAGACGTCCGTCATTGCGGGCCGATCCGCGGACAGCCTGGGTGACGCCAGCGGCGAGGCCAGCCGGAAGATCGAAAAGCTGGACACGGCAATCGGCAAGGTCAATCAGGATCTCGTCCTGCTGGCCGCCCAGCTCGCGGACGCCGACGATGCCGCCGGCCGCCTGGACATCTCACGCGGCATCCGCAAAAGCCAGGCGGACCTCCAGCGACTGACCAAAGCCAAGGGCGTCCTGGAAGGGCTACTTCCGGACGTCAATCCGGCCGCCGGCCGATCCATGGGCCGCAAGCTCGGGGACGCCATCGGGGAGGGCATCGCCTCGGCCCCCAAGCTCGGCGTGGCCGGAGGGGTCATCGGTGCGATCCTGGCGCCGTCCCTGGCCGCCGGCCTGGCGGGTGCCGTGGTGGGCGGGATCGGTATCGGCGGGATCGTCGGCGGTGTCGCCCTCGCGGCCAAGGACCCCGCGATCGAACATCAGGCTTCAGCCATCGGGAAGAAATTCTCCACGGGCATCCAGTCGGAAGCAAAGAGCGCGTTCCTGACCCCGGTCAAGGAGGCGCTGGTCCAGGTGGAGGGCGCCGCGGCTCGGTCCGTTCCCAAGATCGGCAAGATATTCGACTCCACGGCACCACACCTCAAGAAGTTCACGTCCAATGTCCTGGACGGTGGCGAGGCTTTGCTGGATTCCTTCGTGGTCGCGGCCAGCAAGAGCGGCCCCCCGATGGACGCGCTGGGCAACATCGTGGAAGACACCTCCGACAACGTGGCCAAGTTCATCGTGATGCTGTCCGAGCACTCCAAGGAGGGCGCCGCCAGCCTCAACGATCTAAACATGGCGCTTCAGAACACCATCACGGTGTCCACTCTCACGGTGGACGCCCTGGCGGACATCAAGGGCGGCATGGAGTCCCTGGACGACGAGATCGACAAGGGGCGCGGCTGGCTGGAGGAGCACGTCTCCTGGCTGGATCTGACCGCGGACGGATACACCAAGGGGTCGGTCAATGCCGAGAAGTACCGGGACGGTCTGATCGGGGCGGCCGACGCGGGGGGCACCTTCTCCCGGCACGTGCAGGGGGCCACAGAGGGGACCATGGCCCTGGCCGAGAGCCACGACCTTGCGGCCAGGGCGGCCGAAGGTCAACGGGACGCCCTGGTGCTGCTGTCCAACGAGATGAAAGCCCAGACCGATCCGGCGTTTGCGCTACTGGACGCCGTGGACAAGGTCAAGGACGGACAGAAGAAATGGTCCGAGGCCACCAAGGAGCACGGCAAGGACTCGGAGGAGGCGAACGCCGCAGCCAGGGACCTTGCCAAAGCGGCCATCGATCTCCAGGCCAAAGCGGGGGGTGTGGCCAGCACCTTTGACGGCAAGCTGACTCCGGCCATGCGCGCCACCCTGAAGTCCGCCGGCCTGACCAAGAATCAGATCAACGAGGTGGAGAAGGAGATGCGCGCGGCCAAGAAGGCCGGAGACGCGTACGCCGGGAAGTACACAGCCAACGTCAGCGTCAAGGGCGCCGCAGCGGCACGCAGGAGTCTGTACTCGGTCAAGGACGTTGCGGACGACATTCCCCGCGCGGTGACCATCGCCATGCGGATCACCGGGGTGGGCAACGTGTCGGCCGCCGCCGCTGCGGTCCGCAAGAACGCGCGGGCGTCCGGCGGTCCGATCGCCCGCGGCGTGCCGTACCTGGTCGGTGAGGACGGGCCGGAGATGGTGATCCCCGAGGCCGCCGGCCGGGTCCTGTCCGCCGCGGCCACCCGCGGTCAGATCGGCGCGCGGCAGACCTCGGCCCAGGCGGTGGGCGGGTTCAGCTCGCCACCTGGAGGCTGGGCGCTCAAGCT